ATTACTTATAAGAAAATCCTCTCACATATAGGTGTCACTATAACATCAAAATTAATATAAATTTTATGTTAGAAAGTGTAATTTTAGAAGGCTTTAATTTTCAAAATACTTTAAATACATTTAAGCAAAGTACAGGCATCGTTTCTGATTCAATAGATCAAAATGCAGTTACTAAGGTTATCACGTTTCTTGAGAACAACCCTGGTCTAAGAAATGCGGGAGCTACTATTATTAGTGAAGCTGTTAAAGATAAAACAGGTATAGATGTATTTGCTCTATACTCTACAATCAGCAGTCTCTCTGATTTCTCAGGTAGTATCGCAGGCACTCCTGGCTCAGGCGGTGGGGTTGGTGGAGGTATTGGTTTAACTGATAGTCCAAATAACAATGGTAATGATCTTGGCATCTTCAGAACTAGTCTTCTGACTGACCCAGTTGAAGTTAAAATAGTTTCTAAGCTAGGTGCTAACTGGTATGGTTCTTTCTATCCAAAATCAATACCAAGTGATTACTCTACTCTTCATCTTAATACAATGAAGTTTCGAATTGACGCATACCCATTTGATGTTCTTCATGCTCCTGATGTGTTCTTAACAAGTGTAATTGCACCTCAATTCTTATATGCTATGCAAAGAAAGTTAAAGTATAACTTACCTACAACTGTCACAGTTAGTAGAATTAGACTTTACTTAAATGAACTTATTATTGCACTTAATTATTTCTACTTCTTTGGAAGTATCATTGGTTGGAACAACAATGCTTTAAATAGACATGATTCAATGACGTATTTAGCATCTAAATTGACAGCTACTGATAGACAGAATTATCTAAATCTTAAGTGGAAGCTTAGCGGTGAAGCTATTCCTCCAAACTTAAAGATGCTAAGTGCTTGGCTTTATCAAACTTACTCTTCTAGCTCAGTACCAGGATCCTCATTAATTAAGTTTTGTCCAGTTGATTTAAAATCAGATAATGCTCCTTTTGGCTATTACCCTGATACTACTGATTTAGGTATGGTCCTTAGTAGACTTAACTCTTTCACTGATATATCTAATCATTTCTGTACTGCTTTTGGAGAGTGGATAAATCCTGAATTGAAAGATTCTTGTCCTAGTATTCTTCATGACGACACTTTCACTACTGTTTTCATGAATAGTCCTTGTCTTGTTCAAACATCAGCTGGAGCGCAAAGTCATTTTAGAACTAGTGGCCCTAATGAGCCTTATTCTATGGCTAGTACTAATGTTGATCCAATAGCTTACTGTTTAGCTACTGTTGCTGGTACTGACAATAAGAACTATTCTGGTGTTCTTGCTCCTTTTGCTAGTCTTAGTACTTTTGCTAACTTAAAACATAATCAATGGAGTTTTGCTAATGATGGTACTAACTTTGGTTTAGTTCCTACATTCTCTAGCACTGGTATTAACTATAGTGCACCTAGAACTTTCTCTGAAGTATCAGGTCCAGCTAGTGTTAGTAACGTTGTTCCTATGTGCGAGCCGTACTTTGGTCTAACTGTGGCTGGTGTAACTGAATCTTGTTATGCTTTAATGGAATGGTTATTCTCTTTTGAGGATATGAAATCACCGATGGGTATGAACCAAGATTTCAGCGGTCCTAGAACTAACAAAGGTAGCAATAATAGTAATAGAAATAGAAAAGGAAAATAACTCATGAGTATAGACATTTTTATTAAAATCATAATCAAAATATACAAGCAGATTTTAGAACTTTTATAGTCTAACGTCTCTTTATAGTATATAAATAATTAAACATAAATCATTAAATTGAGTGTATCAATATGGATGAAGACAAAGATATAGTTCAATTAGAAACGGCAAACCTAAACTTTAACTTCCTAAATTCTTTAAGCTATACGTCGGATGTTAAGAGAAAGCTTTCCCAATATTTAAGCTCTGTAGTTAAAGGTAGTAATGAGGTTTACCTAACCCCATTAGGTAAGAATAATGATCCCGATAAATTACTCTCTATGGTTGATGAAATCATTGATAACGGCAGTGACCTACTCTCTGAACCTCTGAAAGATTTGGAACATCTCAATAGGCTGAAATACGGTCCAAGATCTATAGCCAAACCCTGGAAAGATAGAAAGGACTCACTACTAAGCTACTATAATAACGATAGCAATTCAGAAGATTTCAAGTTCATTCATAAGGATTATAACAATTTGAGACCTATTTCAATTGACAACGCTATTAAGCTTTTAAAGAATAATTCCAATTCTGGTTTACCTTATTTATCTAGAAAGGGATCTATCAAAGATAGACTTAAGTCTGACTATTATGAATCTAGAGGTGACGATCCTTGCGTTCTGTTCACTCGAACTCAGGAGTCAGGCAAGACTAGAAATGTATGGGGCTACCCAGTACTAGAAGTGCTGAATGATCTTAGATTTTATGAGCCTTTGATGAACCATCAAAAGAAATCGTCATATAGAAATGCACTTAAAGGTACAAACTATGTAGACGCTAAATTAAGCAATCTTGTTATTAACAGCAAGCTTACAGGTAAGAAGATCTTAAGTATAGATTTCTCCTCGTATGACGCTTCCATCTCTACAAGTCTTCAGAAGGCTTGCTTTGACTACATAAAACAATTATTTCAGTATAGTTATAGTGAAGAAATAGATAAAATTTATGTTAAATTTAACACTATTGGTATTATTTCACCTGATGGAGTGTTGAAAGGCAGTCATGGTGTGCCCTCTGGAGCAACTTTCACCAATGAAGTAGATTCATTAGCACAATTCCTCATAGCTAAGTTTAGTGGGTTATCTGAGTCAGACTTCGACATTCAGGGCGACGATGGTGCGTACATACTAAACGATGATGAGTACAAGAAGTTAACTCAGAACTTTAAAAGGTTTGGTCTAAATGTTAATGTTGAAAAGAGCTACTACAATGAGGATTACGCGGTTTATCTTCAGAAGTTATATGATATTTATTATATCAATAAAGGCTTGATTGGTGGTATCTATCCTATTTATCGAGCAATAAATAGGCTAGTTTATCAAGAGACCTATACTAAGTTCGAGGATTACGATATAGCTGGGAGAGACTACTATTCCATTAGGAGCTTAACCATATTAGAGAATTGTAAGTACCATCCATTATTCGAGCCGCTAGTTAAATTAGTGTATAAATTAGATAAATTTAAACTTGCCTTCTCACAAAAAGAACTTATTAAAGTTATGGACATGGAAAATAAGTTGTCAAGCTCTGTGGGTCAAATAACTAATCAATATGGTGATGATATCAAAGGTATATATAGCTTTGAATCATACAAATTGATCAAGAAATTTGAAGCTCAAGCGGGGAGTACATA